ACTCGCAATGAGTGCAGGCGTGACCAGGTGGCTCCCTCAAGGCTTCGGCCGTCGTTGAGGCGTACCTTAAGCATCTGACTCCGGTCTATACAGGGGGCGAAAGGTGACTCCCTGCACCCATTGCGGCATCCCGCCCAAGAACGGCAGACTCCCCCGCGGCCTGTGTCAGACATGCGCAGTGAAGCTACGGCTGAACGGCACATATGACCAGCACGTCGGACCATTCGTGTTTGCGATCGTCCCCGGCAGCCGGCGCCCATCCGCATTCGGCTACATGGCAGTCAACACCAACCTGGGCACGATGCCAGAACATCGCGCAGTCATGACCGAAAAGCTCGGACGAGCCCTTATCGGCGAAGAGAACGTGCACCACATCAACGGAATGCGTGACGACAACAGCCCCGAAAACCTCGAGCTGTGGAGTACCTCACAGCCAGCAGGGCAGCGCGTAAGCGACAAGATCGCATGGGCTCGCGCATTCCTCAAGACGTACGACTCAATGAGTCGCTAAAGGCAAGGGGCCACATTGTCATTGCTAGATGACGCTCTCTACATGGTCGACCTCAGAAACACCGACCTCCGCGCACCCGCCATCGCTACCAAGTGGCGCATTGGCAACTCGACAGTCAAGGATCACCGCAAGAAGCTCAGCATCAAAGCACAGCACACCGACACCGCAACCGTGCTCTCGGGTAAAGCCGAAGAAACACCAGACGGCGGCGAATTCAAAGACGTCCAGACGACCGAGAAAATCGGTACCGACTGGACGCGTATCTTTGAGCGCTTCCAGATCGACCCCGACGTCTTCGAGATCGTTGACGACACCGTGCGCATGTCCACCTGGCAGCAGTCAAAAGCGCTGGAAGACGGCACGCGCGACGTCGTAAACCTCTTCTCGTACTCCGCACGATTCACCCGCAAGGTTGAAGCGCTCGTGGACGTTCGGGAAATTGCCGATTCCCTCCGTAAGTGGAAGCCCACCCAGAACAACACGCCCCGCATGGGGCCGCCCGTGACCATGTTTGTTGGCTGGGCTGACTGGCAGCTCGGCAAGGGCGAAGGCGACGGCACCAAGGGCACCACACAGCGCATCCTTGACAGCTTCCAGGCAACAACAGACCGCATCACGGCCATGCGCAAGCGTGGCATCAACGTTGACGGCCTCCTGCTCGCCAACATGGGCGACCACACCGAAGCCGTCACAGGTCACTACACATCACAGACCTACTCCGTCGACCTCAACCAGCGCGACCAGTTGAACCTCGCCATCGAGCTGAACCTGACCGGCATCAAGGCACTCGCCCCGATGTTCGAGCAGGCCACCTACTCTGCGACACTCTGTAATCACGGACAGTGGCAGCGAGTCGCCGGCAAGGCACTCACCGACGACTCGGACAACTCCACAGGGTTCATCGGTGACACGCTGCACACAGTATGCGACCTACACCCGGCACTCAGCCACATGGACTGGCTCATCCCGCGCGACGAGATGATAACCACCGGCACGTTCTCCGGCGTGAACACGTCAATGGCTCACGGGCACAAGATCGGCAGCGCTGAAGACACATGGCTTGCCAAGCAGTCATTGTGGCTTCAGGCTACGCGGCAATTCCAGACCGAGCTCTGGGTTGCTGCACACCGTCACACCGCGTCAGTCGAGGACTACGGGCCGTACAGCCGCATTCAGTGCAGCACGAACGACCCCGGCTCTAAGTCATTCACTGACGCGACTGGGAAGTTCAGCACACAGGGCACGACGACCTTCCTCATTGGGTCGCACCTGAAGCGCAAGTATTCGGACTGGGAAGTGCTGTGACAAGCAAAGGAGTCACCATCACGCATCCAGTAAGCGACGCTGACGAGTTCATCGGCTCCCGAATCTCGTTCCTGTTCTATCCCGGCTGGGAAGAACCCGAACGAATGACCGGATGGCTTCACGGTGTGTCACGGTCCGACCCGCTTGAGCAGGATTACAAGGTGTGGCTGCACATCAGCGACGAGGAAACGTTGCCAGATGGTCAGGACATCCGCGGCATGGGCGGTTACGCAGCCAGTAGCTTCGACGTTCTGTAGCCGCCCACGATGAGAGGCGCGCCAATGACTGACCCCCGAGTATGCGACGTTTGCGGGCGACACTGGCCCGTCATCAGCGTTGCGCAGATGTGTACGCATAAGCCGCAACCTGGTGACTGGTAGTCACTAAGCGACCTGGGCCGCACGCACCGCGTCCACGATGGGCGCGAACGACGGCCACTGAGCCTTCGTGAAGATGATCGAGTTCTCATGCGACAGATCAGGGACAACCTGAGCAGGCGCACCAACGAGCTTGAACACCACGTGCCCGTTCGTCATAAGCCCCGAGCCCTTCACCACAACCTCAGCGATCCGAGACGCCGGGAACGAACGCTCAGCCGAACCATGCCCCATACGTGCAGACAACCCCTCCCGCTTGATCGTCACAGTGGCGCCGTCAAAGACGACCTGACCATTCTTACCCTTGGCTTCCATGTGCCCTAGGGTAGCGCGAAATCACCCCCGCCCCCAAGCAATCCCCAGAGGGGGCGTGAACCATGCCACCCCCCTACCGCAATGACCGGGCATACGTGGCCAAGCGTGAAGCCCTCAAGCGTCAAGCACGCAAGACCGGCGCGCCGTGCCACCTATGCGGGAAGCCCTTCAACTTCGACCTTGACTGGAAGCATCCGATGGCGTTCACCGCTGACCACCTCGACGCAGTAGGCAACGGCGGCTCCATGACAGGGCAACTCAAGCCAGCGCACAGGTCATGCAACTCACGCCGCGGAAAGAAGAAACTCGGCGACGTGGCACCCCTCAAGGCGCCCCGCACGTCGAGGGCGTGGTGACCGGACGGCGACCGAGGGCATGGGGCACATACCCCTCCCCCCTGCCCCCGCGCCACTCGCGGCATAGGCGAAATTTGTGCACACGGAGTTCAGCCGGTCTATCAGTGAGGCTTTCTATCTATCAGAGGTGATCCTATGGCGCGCGAACTGAAGCCTTGCGGGACCTTTGCTGCCTATCAGCGGCACCTTCGCAATAAGGAGCCGGTGTGCGATCCGTGCGCCAAGGCGGGTCGTGAGCAGAAGAACACGCGCGTGGATAACGGGCGTTCCGAGTCGGCTTCCCTGGTCTCCCTGGCCCTTGCCGCTGAGCCTGCCCCCGATGTCCTCGACGAGCTCGATGAGGCGCGGGAGAACTTGCGCGCTGTGAAGGCTGCGATGTCTGAGGCGCCGGCCAATGCGATCGCGGCCCTGTCGAAGCGCCGTGAAGAACTCGTGCGGCGGATTGTCGTGCTGTCCAAGTCGAACGAGCCTGAGGAGAGTGTCTTTGACCAACTCCGAAAGCGTCGTGAGGAAAGGATCGCAGCTTCCTCGCATTGAGTCGTTCCCCCTGTATGCGACTACTGCCGCAGATGACGCGATTGACCTGGCTGCGGTTGCCGGCTTGTTCCTCGATCCGTGGCAGGAGTACGTGCTGCGCGGTTCTCTCGGTGAGAAGCGTAACGGCAAGTGGTCGGCTTTCCGTTGTGGCCTGGTTGTCCCGAGACAGAATGGCAAAAATGCGCTGCTCGAGGCGCGCGAACTCGCGGGCCTGTTCCTGTTCGGCGAGAAGCGCATTATCCACACCGCGCACGAAACAAAGACTGCGCGCGAGTCGATGCAATCGCTTATGAACCGAATGAAAACCTGCCCGGATCTCATGGAGCAGGTGCTCGGCTTCGAGGGCGACCTCGACAAAGAGTTCTCGGGCATGAAGGTCGGCAACGATCCGAGCATCACGCTCAAGTCGGGCGCGAAGATTTCCTATGCTGCCCGGTCTAAGGGTTCTGGTCGTGGCTTCACTGGCGATCTGATCGTTATGGATGAGGCTTATGCACTGAAGCTTGACGAGCTCGCGGCAATGTTGCCGACGATGGCGGCAAAGTCGATGGATGGTAACCCGCAGATCTGGTTTACGTCTTCGGCTGGTATGCCTGAGTCGGATCTGCTCGAGGCCATGCGCCAGGAGGGCATCAAGAAGTCTTCCGACCGGCTCGCGTATTTCGAGTGGTCGGCTGAGGATGACGCGGCTGTTACGGACGTGGATTCCTGGTATCAGGCAAACCCTGGCCTCGGCATCCGCATCAGTGAGCAGTTTGTGAAGGATGAGCTCGAGGCCATGGTCGCTGACGGCGGCACTGATGAGCAGTTCAAGCGCGAGCGTCTCGGCATTTGGGCGAAGCTGGGCGGTGAGTCGGTGTTCTCTGCCGGCGTCTGGTCGGCCCTCGCTGATCCACTAGACCTAGATGAATCTGATAATCCGATCCCTGGGACAGGCTCCCAGCCCACCGAGCAGATCGTGTTCGGGGTGGAGATCGCGGGCAATCGTGAGTCGGCATCAATCGCCCTCCTATCGTTCCGCGCTGACGATCTTATTCACGCGGAGATTGTAGAAAACCGGGTCGGTACGTCATGGCTTGGCACGCGGCTGGCTGAGCTTCAGAAGCTCTACAACCCGATCGCCACAGTGGCAATCGCTGGCGGGCATGTCGACTCGCTGGTGCCGTCGTGGAAGCGTGATGGCGCCCGCGTGAAGCTCATCAAGTTTGCCGATTATGTGAAGGCGTGCGGCGTCATTTACGACTGGATCACGCAGGGCAAGCTTCGTCACCTTGACGACGACCTTCTCAATGCACCCATCGACGGCGTGCGGCAGAAGTTCACCCGAGACAACGCCTCCTGGTACTGGTCGCGCGCATCGTCGGACGTAGACATCACCCCGCTTGTGGCCTTGACGGTCGCGGCGGGTTCATTGGAAAAGAAGTCGGGCCAATCACGGTCGGACGGCAAACGGAGAGGGAGGATCCTGTGACTTCAGGCATTGATCTAGTGCTCGATCATTCCGATTCGGAGCTGTTGGAGGCGTTGATTCGGGTGTGGCGTCAGAAGCGCCCGCGGAATCTGACGCGCAGCATCTATTACGACGGCAAGGCGGCACTGAAGGACTTCGGCATTTCGCTGCCCCCTCAGATGCGGTCGATTGATGCGGCGCTGGGGTGGACGGCTAAGGGCGTCCACGCCATGACGGATCTTTCGCAGTTCACCGGGTTCGTTTCGGCGAACGGTGAAGAGGATGCGTTCGGCGTTGATTCGATCGCGTGGGATAACAACTTCCTGATGGAGTTCCCCGCGGCGAAGGTGTCGTCGGCGGTTCATGGCTGCTCGTTTCTGACGGTTAGTTCGGGCGATGTGCAGTCTGGCGAGCCTGAGGTGATGCTGCTGGCTCGGTCTGCTGAGAATTCGGCCGCGATTTGGGACCCGCGACGTCGTGCGCTTCGAGGCTTCCTGTCGATCGTTGACTTCACGAACGCGGGCGACATTAGCCGCATGGTCATGTACACCCCCGACAAGGTGGTCACTCTCACGCGGCAGGGCGGTGCGTGGCGTCGTGGCTGGAAGGCTGACGTTCAGCGCAACCCGCTCGGCGTGGTGTCTGTAGCCCCGCTGCCGAACAATTACGAGCTGTCCCGACCTCTGGGCCACTCGCGGATCACGCGGGCGTCTATGGGCTATGTGGACTCTGCCATCCGCACGATCGTTCGCTCTGAGGTGTCGGCTGAGTTCTACTCTGCGCCGGAATACTACCTGTTCGGCGCGAAGGTCGAGGATTTCGTTGGTGATGACCGCTGGACGGCTCTTATGGGCCGAATCAAGGCGCTCGATGTCGAGGATGGCGAAGACAAGCCGGATCTGCACCGCTTCACTGGCGCTTCCCCGCAGCCGCACACCGACCAACTCCGCATGTGGGCGAACCTGTTTTCGGATGACCAGGACCTCGAGGTGAAGTTCGCCGACAACTCGAATCCGACCAGTGCAGACGCTATCTTCGCGGGCAAGATTTCGCTGACGATGGCGACGAACACGGCTAACGGGATTTGGGGTCAGGGCGCCGAGCGTGCCATGCAGATGGGCGTCATGCTCCGCGATGGGCTCACGTCTGTTCCGGTGGAGATGCGCAGCTTGCAGGCGCAGTTCACGAAGGCGCACCTTGTTTCGCCGACAGCCCGTGCGGATGCCTTCTCGAAGCTCGCTCTGAGCATCGAAGGGTTCGGCGCGTCTGAGGTCGGCATGGAGTATGCAGGCCTTGACCGTGGGCAGATTGTGCGCTTGCAGGCTGAGCGCCGACGTGCTCAGGTTGGCTCGCTGGTGTCTTCACTACGGGCCAATGCAGACGCTGCGGTTGCCACACCTGAGGTCGCAGCAGTCGCCGGCCAACGTGGCGGTGAGTAATGACGACGATGGCCGACATCGAAGCGTACCGGCGCGGGTCTAGCGACCTGACGGCGCTTGCGTTGCGCGAGGTCAACGACGTCCTGTCGTTCCTTGGTGACGCCAACCCGGTCACGGTGCGCAATTCGCTCATTCAACTGCTGCCCGAGATCGTCGGCCCGTATATCACGGCATCCGGCGAGCTCGCGGCGACATGGTACGAGGATTTGCGCTCGTCGTCTGTCGGTGGCACGCACTATGCGACCGCCTCGGGCGAGCTGAACCAGGCGCGCATCAATTCGCTGGTGCGGTATGGCGTGAAGCCTTTATTCGGGCAGTCGAGTTCGACGGTGCTGTCTCTCATCGGCGGCGGCGTGCAGCGCATGGTGTCTGGTGCTGGCCGGGCGACGATTGCAGACAATGCGTCGCGCGATCGGGTGCGTGTCGGGTTCGCTCGCATTGCCCGACCTGACGCCTGTGCGTTCTGCGGAATGCTGGCCTCTCGCGGGGCCGAGTACGCCTCGGAGGCATCTGCTGGTGGCGTTGTGGGCCGCGGTGTTTCTGCCGAGTCCACCAAGGGCAAGGCTGGCGGGCAGGGCAAGGGGCTCAAAGGTCGCGGATCTCGCGCCATTGGCTCCAATGACTATCACGACAGTTGCCATTGCGTTGTTGCCCCGGTGTTTCGCGGTGACACGTTCGCGACGGAGGCCGCGGCACCATTCAAGGCGCTGTATGACGACGCGTTCGAGCTCAACGAGGGCGGCGCGATCAGCGCAAAGGAAACCCTCGCTAACTGGCGACAGGTGCACGGCACCAAATAGATTTCCGCGTTCTCTCGCGGATCAGTGACCTCGACTGTCTCGAGGGTCATGGGCGACGGCCCCTAAACGGATTGAAAGGGGTTCCGATATGTCGGAGCAGACAAGTACCGCTGTCGCGGGAGAACAAAACGAGCAGGTCCAGGAGCAGGCAAAGGAGTTCGCGGCGATCACGTCGCAGGAAGACTTCGACACCCGCATTCAGGCCCGCATTGCTCGGGAGCGTGGACGTTTCGCAGACTACGACGACTTGAAGGCTAGCGCCGCCAAGCTCGCCGAGATCGAAGCGGCCAACCAGACCGAATCCGAGAAGGTCGCTGAACGTCTCGCCGCCGCTGAGAAGCGCGCCGTGGAACTGGAAGCCAAGGCCGCTCGCGCCGAGGTCGCAGCCGCCAAGGGTGTCCCTGCCGCGTTGCTTTCGGGCAGCACGCAGGAAGAGCTCGAGGCGTCCGCTGACGCGCTCATCGCATTCAAGGGCATCACGCCCGAACCCGAGGCCAAGACGGACAAGAAAACGTTCTACGTCGCTGACGAAGGCGGCGTCCCGGCGCTCGGCAAGCAGGACAACATCTCTCCCGGCATGGGGTCCCTCCGTGCTGGCTACGCACAAGAAAAGGAATAGCCCATGGCTACCACTCTCGCAGAGGCCGCAAAGCTCTCTCAGTCCTACCTCCAGAAGGGCGTTCTGGAGACGTTCGTGCAGGCCTCGTCGGTCCTCGACCGCATCCCCTTCATGACCATTCAGGGAAACGCCTACTCGTACAACGAGGAAGCAACCCTGCCCGGCGTCGCGTTCCGTGCGGTCAACGGCAGCTACACCGAGTCGACGGGTACCGTCAACCAGAAGTCCGAGTCCCTGGTCATCACTGGTGGAGACGCCGACGTTGACAAGTTCATCGTGCAGACCCGCGGCGACGTGAATGACCAGCGTGCGGTTCAGACCGCGCTAAAGGTCAAGGCGCTGTCTTACCAGTTCCAGGACTCGTTCTTCAACGGCGACACCGGCGTTGACGCGCTGTCGTTCGACGGGCTGAAGAAGCGTCTCATCGGCGATCAGGTCATTTCGTCCGGCACTAACGGTGCCGCGATCCTGACCGACACGACCTCGATTCACGCGTTCTTCGACAAGCTCGACGCGCTCGTGGCATCCGTGTCCGGCCTTGACGGTGGAAACGGCGCGCTGTATGCGAACGCCGGCATCATCGGCAAGATCAAGTCGGCTGCGCGTCACATCAACGCCGACGTGTTCGTTGAGAAGGACATCAACGGCAAGCGTCAGGTCGTTTGGAACGGCATCCCGATCCTCGACGCCGGCTCGACTGCCGCTGGTGTGAGCGTGCTCCCGCAGACGGAAACGCAGGGCACCTCGAGCCTCGCATCGTCCATCTACGCGGTGAAGTTCGGACAGTCCGAGGGTGACCAGGCCGTGACCGGCCTGACCAACGGTGGAGTTCAGGTCTACGACCTTGGCGAGCTTGAGACCAAGCCCGCGTACCGGACTCGCATTGAGTTCTACACCGGTCTTGCCGTGTTCGGAGGGAAAGCCGGAGCTCGTCTGACTGGCGTGCTTGCCTAATGGCGGGTAAATCCCCATCCGCTGCGCCCGTCGCGGTCGTTCGCACTGAGGTCGCGCCAGTGGGTCGCCGTGAGAAGTTCACGGCGACCCGCCCAGACGGCACTGTCGTCACGGTGGATCGCAACATCGACACCGGCGAGCAGACGGTAACCGACAAGTAATCAAGTGCGAAAGGGCGGGTCTTATGACTCGCCCTTTCGCGTTAACCCGGAGGTGCCGCATGGCTTGGACTATCGCTACCAATGTGCTCGACGCGTGGATCGGCGACGACGAGCCAACCGACACGGCGCTGATTGATACGTGGATCGGCAAGGCTGAGCGTCTGATCCGGTTCAAGATCCCGGGCATTCAGGTGCGCTTGGATGCTGTCGAGGTCGACCTGCTCGAGAACGTCGTTGACGTGATCGCGGCTATGGTTATCCGCAAGTTCCGCAACCCCGAAGGCATTCGGCAGTCGAACACGACGACGGGGCCGTTCACGGAGTCGCGAACGTATGGCGGCAATGAGCCGGGCGAGCTGGTGCTACAGGATGACGAGTTGGCGCGGCTGTCTGGCAGCACGGGCGGCGGTCGTGCGTTCAGTATTAGCACGATCCCCACCACCTCGCCGTTCTACGTGGCGCCATGAGTCGCCGCATTTCGGAGTTCGTCTCGCATGAGGCGTTCATTGCGGGCGCTGAGGATGCACACGGAAACCCGGTCCGCGCGTGGCTGCCGGCTGTTCAGGTTGGTGTCTTTGCGCTCGATCCCGGCTCTACGTCCGAGCCGCGCGAGGCTGGCCGTGACCGGGTGATTGTCGAGCCGACCGTGTACGTGCCCACGGGCGTCCTGTTTGCGCCTGACGACCGCGTGACGGCACGTTCTGTCCGCTATGAGGTCGAGGGTGTCACGCGCGAATGGCGACATCCCAATGGGCGCCGTGAGGGCAACGTTGCAACGCTTAGGAGGGTGGCGGGCTAATGACTGTCGACAAGATCAAATGGAACATGAGCGGCTTCCGGCAGCTGCGGAAGTCGCGTGAGGTCATGTCGGATCTCATCAAGCGGGGCGCCGCGATCGCTGGGGCGTCTGGTGCCGGATACGAGGCGTCACCGTTCACCGGCAAGAATCGCGGGCGGGTTTCGGTCATTACGGCAACCCCGGAAGCAATTGAGGACAACGCGGCCCGAAATAGCCTGGTCAACAACTTGGGGGCGGGCAGATGACGGAAGTTATCGCGTTCCCGGACGCTGAGGCGTTCGCCGTCCTGTTCCTACGGGCGCAGTTCTCGGCACGCAGCATGTCAGCGGGCGCGAGTACAAAAGTTCCCGCAAGCATCCCGAACGGCCATGTGAGGGTGTCTCGTGCTGGTGGCGGGCAACGCGATCTGGTGACGGATTCGCCGCGGCTGCTGCTCGAATGTTTCGCCGCCGACACGGTGATGGCTTCCGACCTCGCCAAGGTGACTCGGGCGCTCATGCTCGCGGCTGCCCGACTGTCCGACGAGGTGACGCGCGCTGTCGATGGTGGCGGCGTCGCTTTTCTCCCTGACCCTTCCACCAACAACCCGCGTTATCAGTTCGTGGTGCAGCTCGATCTTCGAGGCGCAACGATCTAGGCACGACCACCCCCTATCAAGGCCAGCGCAACTCGCCTGAAAGGCACACATAATGAGCAACACCTCTACAAACGTTGTTTCGGGCAAGCCGCTCGCCACTGGCGGTATTCTCATCGCCCCCGCCGGCACTGCGGGCCCCACCGACGTCTCTACGGCCCCAGTCGCCGGGTTCATCGGTGCTGGCTACATCGGTGAGGATGGCGTCACCGAGGGTGGCGAACGTTCCACCGAGAAGATCAAGGCGTGGGGCGGCGATACCGTCAAGATCGTCCAGACCGAGCACTCGTTGACGTACAGCTTCTCTTTCATCGAGACGCTCAACGCTGACGTGCTCAAGTCGATCTATGGAGACTCGAACGTCACCACGACTGCCGCGACCATTTCGTCGGGCACGATTCATAAGGTCCTCGTCACCAGTGACACCCTCCCGCACAAGGCGTACGTCTTCGAGATCAAGGATGGCGACGCCCGCATTCGCATTGTCGTCGCCGACGGTCAGATCACCGAGGTCGGCGAGATCACCTACTCCGACTCTGAGGTCATCGCGTACACCGTCACCGTCGAGTGCTTCGCGGATGCCAACGGCGTCAAGGCGACCAAGTTCCTGGACAACGGCGTCTTCGTTTAGTCCTCACAATCTCCGGGCGCAGGTTCCTGCGCTGGCCACCTGCGCCCGGTTCACCCCTTTTTGGCCAGCGATCACGAAAGGTCAGCGCCCATGGTTTACGAAGTTCCCGACTACAAGAAGTCCATCGACCAGGACAAGTTCAGCTTCAAGCTGGGCACGAAGACGTACAAGGCTACGCGGTTCGACCTGCTCCCCGTGAGCTTTGTTGAGTCCCTCGGTGAGATCGAAGAGAAGCACGTAGTGAAGGCGCTGCGCCTCGCTCTCGCGGGGTCCGATGAGGCTCTCGCTGAGGCTCTCGCAGTGTTGCCGGTCAAGGCGATCAAGGGTCTCATCGGGGCTTGGCAGGAGAATGCAGGGGTAACGCTGGGGGAATCCAAAGCCTCCGACGACTCCTAGAAGAGTTTCCGGAGGCCGTCGAATACGACCTCATCGCCCTCGGGCTGCGGCTGCGCGACTTGCCCAGCGATCGATTGACATGGCGTGACCTCAAGGTCATCGTGACGCGGATGCCGCAGCACAAGTCAGCGCTTGCCGCTGAGCAGCACCCCGAGGATGCGTCTTGGGCGCTCACGGAGCACCTGCTGGCTGAGGTCGCCGACACGCAACGCCTGCTCTTGTGGGCGAAGACGAAAGACGGCTCGAAGAACCGCAACCGGCCCCAGCCGATTGAACGGCCCGGTCGTCGACCTGAGCGGTTCGGCAAGAAGCCGCTCAAGCTCGACCGCATGAAGGAATGGCTCGGTTGGTAACGAGCGCACATCACGGCCACCCACGGGTGGCTTCTCTCATTTAAGGAGCCGCCCATGGCCGTAGAACTCGCAACCGCATACATCAGCCTGGTCCCGTCTACTAGAGGTTTCGCCGCTGAGACAAATAAGCAGATCGCCCCGGCAATGGCTAAACGGGGCGGGCAGATCGGCGACGGGATGCTCGCCGGCATCGGCAAATCGCTCAAGCTCGGTGCGGTCGCTGTCGGTGCTGTCGCAGTCGGAGGCATTGGCACGGCCCTGGTAAAGGGGTTCTCGCGACTCGATGGGCTCGATCAGGCGAACGCGAAGCTGTCGGGCCTGGGGCACTCTGCCGAGACCGTCGAGGGCATCATGAACAACTCGTTGGCGTCTGTCAAGGGTACGGCGTTCGGCATGGATGCGGCGGCGGGCACGGCTGCTCAAATGGTGGCATCGGGCATCAAGCCGGGCGCGGACCTCGAGCGCACCCTAAAGAACGTTGCGGATGCTGCGACCATCGCTGGCGTTGACATGGGCTCGATGGGCTCGATCTTCGGCAAGGTTGCAGCATCGGGCAAGGTGCAGGGCGACGTTATCGCGCAGCTCTCCGACGCTGGCGTTCCCGCTCTGGCGCTCCTGTCTAAGGAGCTCGGCGTTACCGCTGAAGAGGCGAGCGCGATGGCCTCCCGTGGTGAGATTGACTTCGCCACGTTCCAGAACGCGATGGAATCCGGCATGGGTGGCGCCGCTCTCGAGTCGGGTAACACTTTCTCGGGCACGATGGACAACATGGGCGCGGCCCTCGGTCGCGTCGGTGCAAACCTTCTCTCGGGGATCTTCCCGCAGATGAAAGACGGGCTCGGCGGCATTACGGACTTCCTCGGCCCGCTCGAGGAAAAGGCCAAGGATGCCGGCGCCGCGTTCAGTGTGTGGGCTGCTGACGTCGGCCCGAAGGTTGTTGACGTACTCAAGGGCATCGGCGACTTCGGCGGCAAGGCGTTCGCGTGGGTTAGCGAGAATATCGGGCTACTCAAGACGATCGGCGGGGTGATTCTCGGCCTCGCTGCTGGCATCCTCGTGTACCGCGGCGTCATGGCCCTAATCGCACTTCCGACACAGATCGCGGCAGCGGCGCAGCTCGCATGGAATGCGGCCATGTTGCTGAACCCGATCGCATTAGTTGTCGTGGCCATCATCGCTTTAGTTGCCGCGATTATCTGGGTGGCAACTCAGACGACGTTCTTTCAGGACGTGTGGGCGGCGGTGTCGAAGTTCTTCATCGACACGTGGCAGCACGTCAGCGACTTCTTCGTCTCAATCTGGAACAGCATCGTCTCGTTCATATCCGGCGCCATCGCCTCGGTCGCGTCGGTCATCGGGGCGGTCGTCAAAGCGATCAGCTCAGTGTGGTCCTCGGTCTGGGGCGGCATTAGCTCCTTCTTCGGCAACATTTGGGCGGGCATCGTCGCGTTCGTCACCGCATACATCAACACCGTGCGCACGATCATAACGACGGTCGTAAACGTGATTTCGGGCATCTGGTCGAGCGTATGGGGCGGCATCAGCTCGTTCTTCTCCGGCATCTGGGACGGCATCGTTTCGGCGGTCCAGTCGTTCGGCGGATTCTTCAAGTCTGCATTCAGTGGCATCTCTGGGTTTGTGAAAAGCGCATTCTCCGGCGTGCTGCAAGCGGTGAAGGGTCCGATCAACGGGATTATCGGCATCGTCAACGGTGCCATCCGGGCACTGAACGGGCTGTCGGTGGCTATCCCTGACTGGGTGCCGGTGGTGGGTGGGCAATCCTTCGGGCTGAGCCTGCCGACCATTCCGAAGCTCGCCGCGGGTGGCATCGTGTCGAAGCGCCCGGGCGGCATCATCGCGAACGTTGGCGAGGGTCGCTATGACGAGGCGGTCGTTCCGTTGACGCCGGCATTCCTGAAGTCGCTCGCTGGCGGCTCCGACGCATCCAGTCGCCCGATCTATGTGGAGAACCCATTCACGGGCGAGTACCTGCTTGCTCGTGTCGGACAGGTTGCGGGGTCGGTTTTGAAGACTGCCGCGGATGCTCGTGACTCTCAAATTCGCCGCAACTAATCCGCATCTCGCACCACCCATCACAGCAAGCACTTTTTACTAACGGAAAGAGATCAAATCATGGCCGTAACTGCTCGCCTGTATGGGCTGTTCTTTGACTCGCTTGCGAGCAAGAAGATCGACCTCAAAACGGACACGCTCAAGGTGATGTTGTGCACGAGCGCGTACACGCCGAACCAGGACACGCATCAGTACAAGTCGAGCGTGACGAATGAGGTTACGGGGACTGGGTATACGGCGGGTGGCTCAACGCTGACGGCTGTGACGGTCACGTATGACGCTGCGACGAACAAGCTGAAGCTCGACTCGGCGGATTCGTCGTGGGCGGGCGCTACGTTCACCGCTCGCTATGCCGTGTTCTACGACTCGACGCCGGCGACGGATGCAACTCGCCCGCTGATTTCGTACATCGATTTCGGCACTGATGTCGTCGCTACGGCGGAGACTCTTGTGATCGAGCTCGACGCCAACGGAATCGCCGCTTTGACGGCTGCGTAAGGGGGCGGGAGCGTGGCTATTCGTATTATTGTGCGTCGGGGTCCTGGCGCTGCTCCCGTGTTTTCCCTTGGCACCACGGAGCCGGTGGCGTCGAATACTGGCGCTGGCGTGCTCCGTGCGTACCCGACGATCGAGCTCAATGGCGACCAGACGGTAACCACTCCCAATGGGATCGTGGACCGCATCATTAACGGGCGCGTGACGATCACGGGCGACGGGTCGATAGAGAACTGCGTGATTCGTGGTGCGGCAACTGCGCGCACGAGTTCTGCCGAGCTGATTACGACGAGCGGCGCCACGTCTCAGGCGGCGATTCGGTTCTGTGACATCGCCCCGCAAACCCCGTCCGCGTACTGGGCGGGGCTTGGCAAGAAGCGGTTCTACGCGTACCGATGCAAGATTTGGAACTGTACTGACAGTTTCGCGGCCTTCGCTTCTGGTGACGGCATCTGCAACGTGCGCATCGAGGGTTGTTACAGCCCGGACATGACACGGTTCGCGCCGGACTACGCCAACAGCAACCGTGCCGAAACGCACAACGACACGATCCAGCTACAGGGGAACGTGGACGACGCGAACGACATTGTTCTGATCGGAAATTCGTTCGTCGCTCGCCATTCGCAGACGACGGGCGACCTGCCTACCTCGCACGTGCAGTTGTCGGCAGTGATGGTCACCGCGGCTGTGCAGCCGGCATGTTCGGCGACCTTCAACCAGAACTGGTTCCGCGGTGGAGTGTTCACCTTCAACGCGGGCGGGTCGGGCGGCATGCTCGTCATCACCAACAACAGGTTCGAGCGTCCGGGCACTGTTTCGCCCGGCCCGACCACTGCCCTTTCGCTGAATGCGGCGGTTGGCCGTTCAGCTTCGGGCAACACGTACATCGACAACGGGGCGGCGGTGCCAATAACCAATGGCTGATTACCTGAACACCCACGAAACTGGGCTGGCTGACGGCACCGATGCCACGGCTGGAAACTCTGCCGACAACGGTGCCGGTTTCGCTTTCACGCCTGTCACGGCTGGCAGCGGGACGGTCCAGTATTCCACCACGCTCCCCTTGCGCGGAAGTCGCTCCCTGGCTCACACGGCAACGGCTACGGCTTCTGTTGCGCGTGTTGAGATCACCAGCCTAATCAGCAGCACCACAGCAGTCCTCGACGTAGCGTTCCGCACACCGTCTTACCCGTCTGCGGCGACTCGAATTGTTGAGCTGCTCGGTGCTGCATCCGTTTATCACTTGCGGATTGAGTTGAACGCGACGGGCAACCTCGTCGTGTTCAACGCGGCGAACGCTGCAACTTGGACGTCGACCGCGGCAGTGAACACGGGCGCTGACGGGTGGCGGATTGGCATTCGGTGTGTCGCTGCTACGGCGACCACTGGCACCCTTGCGCTTAGCTATTACGGCTCGAAGACTGGCACGACCCCCACAGAGACCATGCCTGCTGTTACAGCTGGCAACTTCGGCCTCGACGCGCACACTGCTATCCGCATTGGCAAGATCACATCGTCGCCCACATGGGCGACCTTCTGGACTGACGACTACCAGATCAGCGACTCACGCACGGCACTATTCGGTGCACCTGCCGGGCCGTTTAGCGTCGGCATCACCGCACCAACAGCCGCGGGCTCGGGGGAAGCTTTCGCCCCGGCAATATACGAAGAAGTGGTCATTTCTGGCGGTGGCCCTGCTGCGGGCACGGGTGAAGCATACCCAGCCGTTGTGACCGCGACCATGAACCAGGAAGGGGGCGTTGTGGGGAATCATGCGCCAATAATCACCACGTACATCGGCGCGAATCCGTGTCCTCGAGCGGAGGTTCTTTTCGAGGGTTTCGCGGCGGGCACGGTGAAGGTCACGGTGCATCGCTCGACGGGGCTGCGTAAGTTTCAGGTGCGCGGTGCCGTAAATGCTCAGGTGGCCGGCGCGTTGACGAGGATCGACTTTGAGATCCCGTTCGGCGTGCCGGTGTCGTATTGGGCCGAGCAGTTCGATGCGGGCGGGCTGTCTCTTGGCGAGACGGACAAGACGACGGTGACGCTCAACTCGTGGGAGACGTGGATTCACAATCCGCTTGACCCGCATAACGCCGTGAGTGTCGTGCTGATCCAAGGCGCGGCACAGTCGATCTCTCGCCCGGTATCGGGCGAGATCGTGCAGCCCCAGGGTCGTCGTGTCGGCGTGTTCATCGGCGGTGCTCGCGGTGGCGTGACTGGCATCAACATGGACTGCTTCACGGACAGCGACGAGGTGGCAGACAAGCTCTCCGTCATGGTCGGCGACTATGAATCAACGACCGTCCCCATTCTGTGCCTCCGCACTGGCGCGGGCATGAAGATGCGCATACCTCAGCCGTTCTTCGCTGCGGTTCCTGATCCGCGCGAAGAAGGCGTTGACCTGAACCGTGGCGGCTCAAGCATCGTGTGGCGCATGACTGGTGATGAGGTCGCACCGCCTGCACCCGGCATCTTCATCCCGCTACTCACGAACGCGGACATCAATGCGTTCTACCTAACGAACGCTGCGATCAATGCTGCGAACGCCACCAACCTCGACGTCAACCGTCAATACTCCCTGATTGGAGCTAGCTAATGAGGGCGCATAGTGCAGAGCTCGCCGCGGTCCTCAAGGGGTCATTCTCGACTCGCCTGATTGCTGATGTATTCCATGGCACTGATCGCGTGATGCAGGATTTGGCGCTGACTGGGTGGAGCCAGGGAAGCGACTTGACCTCCGAGGTGAAGGAGTCGGGTCGCGGGACGGTCGTGTATCAGAGCGTGAATGGCGAGTCGTTGAAGCCGCTCGGCACTGAGGGCATCCTGTCCCCATTCCGTGCGCGCTTGTTTCTGCTCATGGAGATCAGCGCGGGTGGCTTTTCGGAGACGATCAAGATTGGTTGGGCGACGGTTACGGATGTGCCGTATGCGCGCGATCACTACGCGGATGTCAATGGGCGGCGCACGGTCATCGCGTCGGTTGTGGATCTCGTGTTTCAGTCCCTCGATTCCGACATAAGGGACTGGGGGTTTCGGCATGAGGAGCAACCGCCCGCATTGACGAGCGCGTACACGGAGCTGCGGCGCATTACGAAGATGCCCGTGATGGAGACGTTCGCTGACCGGGCTATTCCGCAGACGATCACGTATGAGGCCAGCGAGGGTGGGCGACTCAAGGGCGTGCAGCTTCTCGCGGGCCTGTTCGATGGCCGCGCGGTTGTCAATCCTGAGGGTGCATGGACGATTGTTCCGTACGAGCCTGGCGCCGTCGTGGGCACCTTGTCGATCGGCCCGGATGGCACGGTGACCGATGTGCCCTACTCGGTAACGACTGAGGGCGTGTTCAACTGCGTCATCGGCAACTTTGAGACAGCTAACCGTGACCCGTTCAATTCCATTGCCGAGGTCACTGTTGGCCCGCTGGCGACGGTGTACGGCGAACGTACTAAGTGGGTGGGTCCGAACGATCTCGTGCGCACACAGCTGGCTGGTGACGCTTGGGTGCAGGCCGTGCTTGAACGCTGCACGCGCTCCCAGCAGTACGACGTCGAGGTGCAGTGCGTTGTGAATCCGTTGATTGAGTTGGGCGACATGCTCGAGGTCACGGGTGATGACGGCACGGTACAGGGGCAGGTCGTGAGGATCAGTCTTAGCAATGCGGCCTTGATGAATGTGACCTTGCGAGCCGAACGGAGCCTCTAATGGCATCAGCCGATGAGATTATTCTACGGAAGCTTGCGACTATCCCCGATGTGGCGTCGAAGCTGGGCACGTTCGTTCGCATGGACGGCAATCTGGCGGTCGTGAATGTCGGCGCCAATGCGGTCGTCATTCCCGTGTCGGGGTTTTATCCTCCGATTGCAGGCATGTCGGTGCAGCTTGAGCGGCGCAATGGGTCGCTGATTGTTACGGGGCCGTCGAAGCAACTCCCGCCGTTGGGTGTGATGCAGTCGAGCGGAACCCCGAAGGCGGATGTCCTCGCTGGCGGCAAGACGTACACGCTGGGCATGCGCGACGGGTACACGCCGGTGATCGGCGATGACGTGGAGATCAACTGGTTCTCGGGTCTGATTCAGGGGAAGGTGAAGGGCGTTACGGTCGCCCCGCTTCCCATGGAGAATCCTCCCGTTACGAACGTGGCGTTCTCTAACCTGATGATTCAGGCGGCGGATTCGGGCAGCTACATCTCGCGCTGGTGGACGAACGACGTTTACAACGGCAATAGCAACACTGGCGCGTGGTTCTACGGCGCCCGGGTCGCTGATGGCCTGCGTGGTGCGACGATCACCAAGATCGAGATATTCCTGAATCCTCGACGCGCTTCCGGGTACGCCCCGCAAGTCGGCACGCACACGTCGGGTGGCAAGCCTGGCGGCAACGTTGGCGTGTCCAATCAGGTCGGCCTCGAGCCTCGCAGCGGATGGGTGCAACTCCCAACCTCATGGGCGGGCATCTTGCAGGCTGGCGGCGGCATCGGTGTCACTCCGTCGGGATACACGATCTGGCGCGGCACTGGCTCCGATGCTCTCTCCGGCGCTCTCCGGTTCTCTGGCACTCGCTAACACTCAACCTCTCACGGCCTCACTTCGGTGGGGCCTTTTCGCTTTAAGGAGCAAAGATGACTGCTACTTCATGGGGTCCTAAGAATGAGCCCGAATTCGCCGATGGGGATGCGCCTGACGTTGCCCTGAACCCGAAGCAGGCCGCGGCGTATGCGGGCAAGGTTGGTAACCGGCGCACGGGTACGGATGCCGAGCGTGACGCGGCCACCGGTAAGGATGTCTGGGAGGGCCTCGCATGGGGCAGCACCACGGACGGCAGCGAGTACAAGCGCGTCGGCGGCGCGTGGGAGCTGACGTGGAGCCGTGACACGGGCTGGACCACGCTGACACCCGCTGGCAACTGGACGGTCATCTCTCCCGTGCGGTGGCGGCGCCGTGACGGAATCGTGTTCCTGCGCGGCATCGTCTCCCGCACGACTGGCGCGGATGCCATTATCACGTTGCCGGTGGGTGCTCGCCCTAGTGTCATCGCCGTGCACCCGATGGGCACGACGTCGGTGAACGGTTCCATGCGCGCCACGGTCACTACTGCTGGTGTCGTGTCGCAGGGGCCGTTCGACTCGGGGACGTACATGTACCTCGATGGCGTCAGCTTCATCGCGGAGCAATAATGCCATCGATCATTCTCGCGTCGCACGGGCGCATCACTACTCACTTTCACCAGGACATCGGTCGCGGTTTCCTGCACCGCGGCATTGACCAAGGGCACACGAACGCAACAGCTTACGACTTGCAGATCATGGCGCCGGCTGATGGTGTCGTGACGTTCGCTGGCCCGTTCGGCTCATACGGCAACGTCATCTACATCGAGCACGCGGACGGCTGGGTGTCGGTTCTCGCGCATCACCGCACGCAGCACGTTCGCAAGGGTGACCGGGTAACTCAGGGGCAGATCATCGCCGTCATGGGCAACACCGGCACCAAATATGTGCACTCGCACCAAGAGCTCAGGGACGCACAAGCGAACCAGCTCGACCCGCTGCTGCACGTCGGCACGGCAAGCACCGCCGCAACGGATGACTCCCCCGTCATCATCACCGCAACGCCTACCCCGGAAGAAGACGACGACATGCCCACCTATGAACTCATCGAAACACCTGACCGTACGACTTGGTTCTGTGTCGATCGCGTGCTGCGTTACGGCATCCCTGGCCCGCAGTACCTCGCCAGCTACAAGTCGTTCATTCGGTCGAAGGGCCAGTCCGACTCGGTTCTGCAACAGGCCAACGGGAATGCGTTCGGTTCGCCTGTCTACAACGACGGCGCAGGGGTCACGAAGCGATAACCCAGAAGCACCAACACCCTCGGCGACTGTTTGCGCAGTCGCCGAGGGCTGGACCCACTTCCTGAACCCAGAAAGCAGGCATTTATGAACGCTATCGGATACAACTACCCCCTAATTACCAATGCCTGAGTGGGTGCCAACCGTCGTCATCGCTGTCATTGCGGCATCGGGCGCATGGTTCACGGCCCGCATTAGTGCTAGATCCGGGTCGTATGAGCGCATCCGGGATCTTGAGGAGCGCGTTGATTTGGTCGAGCGCCGCAATCAGATCCTCTGGAATTACAACCGGCAACTCATCAATCACATTTACGACGGCACACCCCCACCACCCCCGCCGATGCCTGAGGGCATCATCTAAGGAGACACCATGAACGCTTTCATCATCGCCCTTATCCGCACCGTCGTACCTGCTGGTGTCGGCCTGCTGTTCGGCTGGCTCGCATCCATCGGCATTGGCCTCGACGCTGAAACGCAGTCGGGTCTTGTCGCCGGCCTGAGCCTCACGATCACCGGCCTGTACTACGCGGGCGTGACGTGGGCTGCTGCGAAGTACCCGGCGTTCGGTTGGCTGCTCGGTGTCGCTGCTACCCCGAAGTACAGCACCGGCAAGCACGTCGCCGAATAACTCACCTCCAAGCGCTTCGGCGTAATCCCTTCACCCCCACTCGCACCAATTCTGGAGGCTTCTATGCCGAACTTGCTCACCCCCCTGCCGTTTCTCGATGCGTCCGGGCAGCCGGCTAACGGTTTCATTTTCGCTCAGGCTTCTCGCGCGTTTGCGACGGCTACCGGTTTCGTCACAACCGTGCAGAGCATGGGGCGCGTGGTCAATGGGGTATTCCTGACTGCGGACGATTCCAAGAGTGACCCGTTTGTTCTGATGCCTGCGACGGTCGACGCACCGTTGCAGCTCACGATCAAGCTCAACTCGTACACGACGGAGGGCAGGCTTCAGGGCGGCTACACGGGTGTGCAGTCGCGCACGGTGACGGTGGCTGATGTGGGCACCGTGTCATGGGCTGACCTTGTGGATGTCGTGCCGGTTGCCGATGCCATCCCGTACGAGATCCAGCCATGGATGCAGGACGCGATGGACAACGTGGCGGCTGCGGAGGTTGCGGCTGGCACGGCAACAACCAAGGCTGCGGCTGCGGCGGCATCGGCGGCAAGCGCGTCGGCGTCTGCTGCGTCTGTTGTTCGTGGTGGCGCGAACGGTGTGGCGCCGCTCGATGGGGCCTCACTGCTGCCCGACGCAAACCTGCCCACTCGGCTCGGGGTTAGCGGGCTGGCCACCACGATTGACGGGAAAGTCTCCGGGGCCGCGGCGACAGAACTGCACACGGACTTCCGCAGTCTGCCAAACGGCCCGGTGCCAACCCTGCACGACACCGGGCAGCCATTCACCTACGCCGCCGAACCGCCCACGATCAGCGCGGGAGCATTCACCACCCCGACGCCCACCACGTCGGGGAAGGCAACGTATCTCGAAGCGCAACTCGGCAACACCCTGGCTCGCGTTGGTGCCGAGTTCATCATTCGACGCACGAGCGGCGGGCAGACGAACGGCTCGCTGGCAATGGGCGCATGGTCTGATCCGGGCGTCGTTGCCACGTACCCCGGCGCATACCCGGTAGCGGGCGCACACTTTGTCATCAACCGGGACCGCTGGACGTACAACTTCTACGCCGACGCCGACAGCACCGACGTGGGAAGCAAGACGTTCGCCACACCGCTCCCCGAGGGCGTGCCGCTCACCGTTGAGATTCTGTTTCACGGCGACCGCGCGACCATCCACCTGCCAGACGGCACCACGGCGACAATCACCGACGCCCGAGTCCTTACCTACGTCAAGACACGCGCGTTCTGGGAGCCGTTTATGTCTGCCGGCAGCAATAACACCAACGTCGGAATCACGCGCGTCTGGGCCGACTCCGACCCCGCCGACAGTAACCACAAGTACGTCACCGCGCAGGCACTCGCCACCGAACTTGCAGCCAGCCCCTACGAAGCCAACACGACCTCATGGCGACCGACCGCCGACCAGTACGTCAACCTCACTACGACACAGACGGAACTGAACGCGAATCTGTACGTCGATATCGTGCTGCCGAAGTCTCGCAAGTTCGTCATCACGGCGACGGCTGCACTGGAAAAAACCACCGCAGCCGCGACCCCGTACTGGGCATTCACTGCAAATACTTCACTCACTGTCGGCGTGCTGCGACTTAGCGTGATCGCAGGCGTGGAGACAATCACTCAACAGATATACGTCGACCTGACAACCGAGACGGGATTCAAGGCAGGAACAGTGCTGCGCATCGGATGGGCGCAGTACAAGTCAGGCACGGATCGGATCACGATGCAGGTCGGCAATGGTCGATGGCCGACGATGACGGTCACTCCGGTGAATGGTCGCATCTCCACAGTTACCCCGTAGGCAACACTCTGACCCAGACTGACGCATAACCAATTAGCCCCAACTTCCAAACCTTCACTGGTGCGGAGGTTGGGGCTACTTTTTTTGTGCCCTCTGACCTGCCTATTTCCGTCTACCCCCTTCTTGGGGGACACGATGGGCTATACACATGGCTACACGCGTGTATATTGGAAACCAGCAACAAAGAAGGCCAGCAGGAATGCACTCCCGCTGGCCCAGTAACCCTTCAAGCGCTAGACAAGAAAGGAAACACCATGAACTCTACCTCGATTCGTCGTAGCTCAGCCCCCAGAAGACCCGAGGCTTCAGGAATCATTTCAGGAGCACAGTGGATGTCGCACGGGAGAGGGAGAGAACATTGAGGAGAGCCAATTGACAACAAGCATGACCACGCGAGCGGTCTGCGCACGAGATCAACACACTCCTGCGCAGACCCTCGACAAGGCGACACGGTGAACCCGCGCGCAAAAGGGCAAGGGTCCGTGTACGAGGTCCGTGACGGGTACTGGGTCGGCGCTGTGAGCGTGACTGACGACACCGGGACACGTAAGCGGCGAACGGTCGGCAGTCGAGACAAACACGTCGCAGAAGCCAAGCTAGAGGCGCTGATAGCCGGCGAACGATTACCCGGCACCCTGGCGGAATTGCACGCGGTCCAGGATGAAGCGTGGCACGAGGGGCACGATGCGGAGGCGGGTGCGGTTAGTCCGTATTGGCGCGCCCAAAAATAGGGGGCGTGTTGGGGAATGGCCCACATTGGGGGGTGTGGGTTATTCCCCACATGAGGTGGGAAGCGCCCGGAAACTTTCTTGAGTTTCTTTGTGTTTCGTATTGCGGTTCGTATTGCGGATGACATAGAATAAAGACATGACGAAGACGCAGAACATCCAGACAGCAACCGCCCGCGAAAAGTTCACCGCAATGGTTGAATCCCGCACGCTCGACCAGGCCATCTCCGCGCTGGTTCTGAACGACAGTGGCACGGTCGAGGGCATGATGATCCGCACCGCACTCATCCGCCACATCGAAACCATCAGCCCCGCAATCGCCGAGTGGGTCGCGAACTTCTACCCCGACGACTTCGAATCGCCCATCTGGGACATCGACTACCCGGATGCCATCCTGCTCGCTCGCGACGCGGTTGCCGCATGAAGATTCGGGGCGGGCGGGTTACGCCGGCACAGTTCTCGAATATTGCACGATGGACTGGCCGCTGGGTCCACTACCTGGGAGCCGGGAGGTTCGCCATCGTCTGGTCTGGAAGGGCGATTGGCGAAGCTGCCACACGGGCGCAGGACACCGACGAGTTTTTTGGTGACGCATGACCCGCCCCCCGATGATCGCGCGCACGATCCGCACCTCGGACGCGCTTTGGGCTGCGGCTCAAGAGGTCGCCGACGCGCGCGGAGAAGTTCTGTCCGAAGAGATCCGCAAAATGATTGAACGCTACGTGAAGAAAGGGACGAAATGAGTGAGGCTTTGTACAAGGAGTGCACCTGCTGCGGAAGGAATCTTTACCTTCCGGGGCCATGCGAACCCACAGCGGGCACACAGAGCGAACGGGAACGACTGGCAAGCACGGTATGGACGACGCTACAGGACATCCTCGGGGGTCCTGGCGTCGACTCGTGGGCGTGTGGGCAGGTCGCCGATGCCATCATCGCCGCGGGTTTCGGGGGCGTGGTAGAGGCGTGGGATAAGGGATACGTCGATGGCACCATGCGCGATGGCGGCGACAATGACGGCCCGCCCCATGTGCCGAACCCGTACCGCACCTAGCGCGCCAGCCCTCACCCCCATCGCCCCCGTTCCCAGTGAGCGGGGGCGTTGTGCTGTCCTCGCATCCTGCACTGTGCGCATGAAAAATCCCCGCCCTGTTCATACCAGGGCGGGGAACGTGGATTGACTCCAGCCATCAGTATATACCGTGACAGTGCTGGGGGCGCACTGGTAATCGTGCGCAAATGTCGTTAGGGGGACCTTTAGGAGGTACTAGGGGGTTTTGGCTAGGGGGCCGATACCCTTGCGTCCCAGTGTTTATATGGTGCCCCCGGTAGGAATCGAACCTACGACAAGCGGATTAGAAGCTCGCTGGTTAAAGCTTTTAGGGGTAGTCACTCACTGAAAAACCGCGTGTTTACGCGGATCTCCATCCCATACGAACCCATATGAGCGCATAGCTTAGGGGGTACCTTAGGAGGTAGTAACTTGGTAGACTGGTGGCATGACAACAGACACGCGAGCCAAGCTGACGCCCGTCGAAGAGATGCGGGCAGCGATTGACGTGCTGACGGCACAGAAGGATTCCCCGCGCCCACCCTTTTACGACCGATGGAATGACGAGGACTTCACGTACGGCAATCTCGATGATGCCGTTGAGGAGGGGTTCGAGTTTGGCGATGCGTGGGGCAAGTGGCACGAGCAACAGCGCATGGTCGACGCGCACCTGACCATCCTGCGCGGCGAAGTGAACTTCTGCCAGATCAACGGCTACTCGCCATCCAACGGCAAGCTCGACTTGGCCCGCGCAATCAACGGCACCACTCAACGCCCCCGCCGCGTGACGAAGGGCGCCAAATGAGCGAGAACGTGCAAGAGCTAATTGCCGAGGCGCAGCGGTTCCGCAAGATGGCGATCTACTACGGAGACGAGCCGATCATCGCTCGACTCATTGCCGCGCTCGAAGCCGTCACGGAAGAACGGGATGACGCCATCTCCGCGCTCGAGGCATCCGTGGGGACCTTGTGACCGACACCACCCCCAAGCACCGCCGCGCAACTGGCGAGCCGAAGCCGTACCAGCGCGCGGATGGCATGTGGCGTGTTGCCCTCGAGCTGCCATCGCCCGATGGTTCACGGCGCCGTAAGTATTTCGTGGCGAAGACTGAGGGCGCGTTGAAACTCAAGCTCAAGGAAGCCAAGCGCGACCTGCTCAAGAATGGCGACCTGTCAACGGCGAGCGTGACCGTGGCAACGTGGATGAATCTCTGGTTCAACGCGATCTCGTTGAAGAAGATCGCACCCCGCACAGCATCCGCATACCGTAGCCAGATAAACAACTACGTCATCCCGTCGATTGGCAAGATCCGCCTCGACAAGTTGACCGCCGCGCATATCTACCGGGTCGCCGATTACATCACGTCGAAGCCGAAAGATCCCGCCGACCCGTCCAAGGGCTTCCTGTCATCGACCACGGCGAACAACACATACCGGATGCTGCGAGTTGCGCTGACCTACGCCGAACGTGAGGGGCGCATCACGAAGAACCCGGCAATGCTCGCTGATGCCCCACGTAAGGCCGCGGCGAACCTCGCCGTACTGACAGCCGTGGATGGCGTGAAAGTGCTTGATAGCGTCTCACGCGACCGCATGGGGTCGCGCTGGGCAACGGCACTACTCACCGGCGCGCGACAAGGCGAAGTGATCGGGCTCGAGCTTGACCGCGTGACCGACGTGCTCGACCTCTCCTGGCAGCTACAGCGCATCACATGGGAGCACGGATGCGGCGGGACATGTGGACGCAAGCGCGGCACCGACTGCCCGAAGCAGAAGATCACGCACCCCGCCGACTGGGAATATCGGCGACTCGGTAGCAGCGGCCTGTGTCTCACGCGCCCGAAGTCTGCGGCTGGCTGGCGAATCATCCCACTAGTCGAACCGCTCAAGACGATCATCGAGCGGCGCATTGCCGTTGCTGCCACAGAACCCAACCCCTACGGCCTTGTGTGGACCGCTGACCCCAAGTTCAACAAGGGTGGAGCAAAGGGGACGGTGCGCGTGGCCCAACCTCTTGACGGGTCACCTATCGACCCATCACGCGACAACCTCGCATGGCACGCCGTGCTTGCGCGCGCTGAGATTGACAGCGTGCCACTCCACGCCGCACGCCACACGACCGCATCGTTGCTACTCGCTGCGAACGTGCCGCCGCCGATCATCATGAAGATCCTGGGCCACTCATCGTTCGTGACGTCTGTTTCCTACATGGACATCGATCGCAAGCAGCTGGGGATCGCACTCACCGCAATCTCTGCACTCATGCCGCTCTCGGAGGCGTAACAGGGCGTAATGCATACCAAGGGAATGTAAAGAGTTGGACATGCCTACCGGCAATGTCGGGGGGTGGTCGTAGGGTTTAGGAGTCGGTCGAGAAAAGCTTGACCACGGAGCCATAACGGGTAGGGGGGCATTTTGCCTTTACGGAGTTCTGCAATCATCTTGGCGAGACTTGAGGGCGTGGTGCCGGTTGGCGCTAGTTGCGCGGGGATCTTTGAGCAGCAGCCCGAGGACGTGCTCGCCGGCGACGTGCTGCGCGTAGCCATGTGTCATCACGTAGATGTGTCCCGGCTCTTTAGTATGCGAGCCTCGGCGTCTTCCATTACCTGACTCGGGTCTATCTGTAGCGCCCGGGCAATGACTAGGAAGTTGCCCAAGACCATAGGGCGCTCCCCACTTAGGTAGGACTGCACCGCTTGGTACTTGAGCCCGGTTGCGTCGGCCACAGCTTTGATCGTCATGTCCAGCTCGGCTCGGCGCAGCTTTAGGACCATTGCGACGGCGGCATGGTAGGCGTCTATATCATCTGGCATGTTTGTATCCACTCGGACATATTACTGTCAATTTGCAGCAGGCACACAGCCCGTACCCACTTGGGGGGTTTTCTGGACTTGCGCGTATGTTCATTTGGATATAGCTTTGTGTTTATGGACACCGAGACAGCAGCAATCGCCCAAAGGCTGAATGCGGCGAGAAGAGCCAAAGGGGTAGCGATATCCCCCCTCTCCCTCTCCACAGGAACCCCGTACACCAACCTTCAGCAGTTCTTCGCCGGCAAGCGCGACTTGCCCATTGGCAAGGTCGCACAAGTCGCCCGCGAATTGAACCTGAATCCATCCGAATACATGCCCGACTTTTCCGTGACAACACCGGAAGCAACGGTCGCAGCATGAGCGCCCTGTCAGAAGCGGCCCCGGCTCCCGTTGCGTACTCGATACCCAACGCAGCCCGCGCCGTAGACATGGGCACCGAGGCATTCCGCTCGCACATCGTTGCCGGAAACCTCACCGTTCGTTACCCGAACTCATCGCCGCGCATCGCGCATGACGAGCTGGTCGAGTGGTTCAAGAACCTGCCGCTCGACAAGCCGCTCCCCAAGTAGCACCCAGGCGCATTTAGCGCCTCATATTCTCGCCGCCCACTGGGTGGCAATCCGCTGGCGTGTCACAAAGCCGGCTGCACAACTACATAGATGCGATGACCCGAAGAGGCCCCGAAGAACAGGGGACAGATAGGGCACCACTGGTGAAGGCGCGCGGATACGCCCCGGAGACCATCGCATCACACACACCCACGGCCCGGTATGTCCCGGGACCGCGAGCGCAGCATGGCCGTCGATGACCTCACGCGATAGACGGCAACAGGGGCGGAGTCCAAAGCGGATCGGGAGGTTCAGCCCTCCCGCCTCACGAACCGAACCCCCTGCGCAAACAGGGGGCCGAGCAACACCCAAGTAGATGGAGAGTCACCATGCCAACCCTAAACGAAGACCGCCTCAACAAGGGGCGCCGCTCAACCTACCAAGCACCCGCCAGATACCGCGCACTCATCGAGATCACCGAGCAGCCAACACCACCCCGGCTCAACCTCACACTCCCCCTGATCGTCGCCGGCAGCCTCATCGCCTGGGTCGGTGTCATCTGGTCGCTGACCTTGTGAACGCCCTCAACGCGGCAATCGCACGCATGGTCGTCCTCGCATGGGAAGCCCGAAAAGCGGGCGACATGAGCAGGGCAGAAGCAATCCACGAATGCATCACCATCGCAACTTCACGCACCATCCAAACCGGATCGGAAACGCGCTCATGATTCAGATAGAAAGCACCTCAGCCGCAACATGCCGCACCAACAACCTGACAGTGGGCACGCAGCTCATCAGCGTCACCAAGCACGGCGAAGTATCCATCGAGATCACGCACATCGGCACCTGGGAGATCAGAGCGAAGACGCTCAGTGACGACAAGCGCGGGCCGAGTGGCGAAGAACGAATGGAGTTGCAGAAGTGGCGCGAATGGATGGTGTCGGTATGAGCGCCGTCGAGGAAATCCAAGCGGCCATTGAAAAGCTGACCGAGCAGAAAGACCAGAGCACTAGCGGCCCGTGGTGGGCGTGGCACCCTGCGAACGGGCGCGGCAATTCCAGTGTCGACGCCCCGTCTGGCGATCCAGACAACCCGGAGATGCCTGTAGAGGGGCAACGGGTCGACGTCGACCTCATCGTCACCCTGCACGCAACGATCGACGCGCAACTGGCAATCCTTGGATATGGGCTAGCGGTTCATGGGAGCAAGTATTCCGACCTCACCCCGCCTGTCGAGCACTACGCCCTCACTCTCGCCCGCGCAATAAGCGGGGCCAACTCATGAGCGCCCCGGAGAACCCGCAGCTAAACCGTGTCGCTGAGATCGGCATTGCAATCATCACGTTCGACGCCGACGACCTTTACCAGGTCACCTGCAAATGCGAGTACACAACACGCCCGTTCGACAACGGTGCACGCGCTGTCGAAGTCGCCGACCACTTCGACTTCCTCGTGGAGAAGTTCGGTCAGTACCACTCGCACCCGAAACTGGCGCGCTAATGGCGACATCAGGTGAGGCCGTCGTCAGATACACGGTCAACACGTACTGCACACGCCCGGTCACGTTGCTCAGCTTCGGGGATCTCACCTGCAACTGGGAGGGCGACTGCGACGTCTACGTGGACAGCGACAACACAGCCGTTTTCGTCTGCGGAAACGGGCACACGAACGAAACAACTTGGGACGAGATTAGAACATGAACGCCTACCTCAACGGGTCACTGGCCCTCATCGTCATCGCATCCGCCATCACCGCACTCATCGGCGTGTTCACATCCGTGGGCCTGCTCAACATCTCGGCACTCACCGCCATCGCAGCCGTCACCTGGCTCGCAATGCGCTGGCTAGACGAAAACGTAGAAGGAATCCGATCATGACCGAATACACCGCAGTAACCGACTGGGCCACCATTGCCACGGGGCAGAAAGTCCGGGCGACACGAGACGGCGAAAGAGTCGAGTTCACAGTTGCCAGGATCGACACTTTTGACCGAGTGACGTACATCAACAACGACATGGCCGGCATCCAGCTCAACAGCGAAGACCACCCCGCATGGACGTTCGAGGCTGAGAAGGTCCGGGTTGTGCTGCCGACTGGTGACGACATTTTCAAGGATGCCCACGGTGCATTCTGGGAGCTTTCCGGTGGCAAGTGGCGCAGTGCTGGCAACGATGAGGCCTATGCGCTGTGGGAGGCAGAACTGCTAATCAGCCTCCCCCTCACCCGCCTGCGCCCCGAGGCAGAAGTTGCCGCGGAAGTGATCGCCGAGGTCCACGGGCTGTTTGGCCCCGGCGCGCTCCTGCACGCAGAAGTCGACCGGATCGCCGCCAAATGGGCCACCTCGTGACCACCTACGCCTTCCCCGCATACAACCCGGTCATCCCTGAACTCATCTTCTCGGATGGCCCCGCAACTTGGAACGACGAAAAGGACGTGACGAAATGAACCTGTTCATCTGTAGCGACTGCGGCAATGACACGTCGTTGACAGCCCCGGTGCAGCCATCCGGGCACGGGGCGACTTGCCCTCGCCGTGGTGGGCACATCTCGGCACTCACCGCCAACATCCGCGAGTACCCGTCAGGACTATGGGCCACTCAGTGCCGCGACGGTCACAACTTCATCGAGGCATACCGCGGGGCCAGCCGCTCGGCATCACTTCAAGCCCTCGCCGCACATAACGCCGAGGTGCACGGCATCTCACGATTCACGAAGGACGTGACGAAATGACGGATCACAGAGCAGAATGCGCCGGATGGCTTGAATACTCAACCCAGCACATCCCCGACATCGAAGACAGCGCAGTGCACGCCAGCAACATCGCCCAAGTCCACGCAACCCTCGCACTGGTCGACGCAACCAACGCACAGACCGCAGCAATGGAACGGATCGCACGGGCAGCACCGAGTCGGGCGGTCGGACTGTGAGCCTCGGATCGTTCGACGGACTTGCACCGGCGACGTACGACATCCCCGAGTCGCCGTTCAACACGACGTTCACCTTCGCATGGGAGAAAGCGCCCCTGTCGATGAACTACCGGATGCACCGCATGCAGGCCGCGAACATCACAAAAGAGATCCGCTCACTCATGCACTCCCTGGCGCGAAACATCCCCGACTTGGGCCGGTGTCGCGTTGACCTCATCTGGTGGGTCAACACGAAGCACCGCCGTGACGAAGAGAACGTGGTGCCAGTCCTCAAAGCGCTATGTGACGGGCTGGTTGACGCCGAAGTTGTCGAGGATGACACCCGCGAATTCATGGTGAAGATGATGCCCGAGATTCGCTTCATCCCCAAACGGCAGAAGCTCGCATGCTTCGAATTCACGATTACCGAGATTGGAACAGCCGCATGAGCCTAGTTATCTACGAGAGCTTGGAGCAAGGTACCGACGAGTGGCTAGCTGCACGCGCTGGGCTGGTTACCGCCTCAGTCGTGGGGAAGCTCATTACACCATCTCTCAAGCTGGCGGACAACGAGACTTCACGCGGACTCATTGAGACGCTGGCAGCCGAGCGGATAACCGGTCACGTCGATTTCGTGTTCCCCAACGCAGACATGCAGCGCGGGACGATGGATGAGCCCTACTGTCGCGACATCTACGCCGCCAACTACGCGCCCGTCACCGAGGTAGGTTTCATGCGCCTCGACACCGACGACTACTCGCTGGGATTCTCTCCCGATGGCGCCGTGGCAGCGGATGGCTTGATTGAGATCAAGTCCAGACGCCCCCGCATTCAGATGCACACGATCCTGTCGGGCAGCGTCCCGATGGCGAACCGAGCTCAAATCCAGGCTGGCTTGTTTGTCAGCGGTCGAGAATGGCTCGACTTCATCAGCTACGCAGGCGGCTGGCACATGTACGTCGAACGTGTCTACCCGGACCCCAAATGGTTCGAGGTAATCCACGAAGCCGCAACCAAAGCTGAGAAGGACATCACGGATCTCATCGCGAGATACGAGGTCGCATCCCTGGGCCTCATCCTTGCCGAGCGCGTCGACCACTTCGCAGACATCGAGATCGGACTGTGAGCGCCGAATGCACGCATCCCGGCTGCGAACGGGAGCAATACAGGATCGGGTACTGCACCGCGCATCGAAACCGGTTCCGGTTGGGCAAGGACATGGACGCGCCTCACCGTAGTGACATAACCCCAGAGGACCACTTCTGGGCAAAGGTGACCAAGGCGGACGGCTGCTGGGAATGGACCGCGCACAAGAGCATCGACGGGTACGCGAACTTCTGGTATCGAAACTCCTGGCTTCGCGCCCACCGCGTCTCATACGAATGGGCACGCGGCCCCATCCCCACAGGAATGCAGGTCGACCACATGTGCCGAAATCCTGGGTGCGTGAACCCGGAGCACATGCGCTTGGCAACAAATGCGCTCAACAGCCAGAACAGGAGCGGTGCGTACTCAAACGGAACGTCCGGCTCAAGGGGTGTCAGCTGGAGCAAGCGTTCGAGGAAGTGGCAAGCCTACGCGACCTTGAATCGCAAGCGCACCTACATCGGGCTGTACGACGACATCGAAGACGCCAAAGCCGCCGTATCCCAATGGCGCCGAATCAACATGCCCTACTCACTTATGGACCAAGAGAAAGCAGCCTAGCTATGGACATCTCAGAAACCACAGGCGCGAATTCCGCGCAACAGAATTACGACGACTACCTCGGCGGGCAGACCCGCACGGTCACGATCACCGCAGTCACCAAGGGCAGCGCTGAGCAGCCGGTCGATGTGCAGATCGCGGAGTTCCCTGGCCACCCGTTCAAGCCAAACAAGACTATGCGGAGACTCCTCGTCGTCGCCTGGGGCGCTGATTCGACGGCGTACATCGGGCGCCGGCTGACCCTGTTCGGCAACCCCGGCGTTATCTACGGCGGTAAAGCTGTCGGCGGCGTGGAGATAGCGGCTATGAGCGACCTCGAGAAACCGCTCACCGTTGCACTGACGGCCAAGCGTGGACAGCGCCGCAACTTCACCGTCAAGCCCCTCGCCGCACCTGTACAAGATCCTGTACGCGACTGGCAGGCCGAGATCGACGCCACCACCACCACGGCAGCACTCACCGCGCTCTACCAGCAGATCCGCCAGATTCCCGGCGCATACACCGACGAACTCACCGCCGCATTCACTGTGCGCGGTGCAGCACTCAAGGCCACCGCAGCAGCCGAGCAGACAGAAGGAGACGCAGCATGAGCCGCAACCCGCGCCACGAATCACACGCCATGCAAGACATCGGCTGGCTCGAAAAGGTGCGGCGCGTGTTCCTGCTCGTATTCAAGGGGATGCAGTGATGAGCGACACCTTCACCGTCGAGGCCGCAACCCTCACCCCGCGAGAGGCCACCAACCTCGCATCCATCCTTCTCCAATTCGCCACGAAAGCACGGGCCACAAAATGAGCGCACACGGAACACCACAGGGATACACGGACGGTTGCCGCGGGAAGTCAGAGTGCCGCAATCACCGCACGAAGCTAATGACCTGCATCGAGGCGCACATCCGCTATCAGGGCGATTACGTGTACCGGACTGCGGTGGACGCTGGCACGGCAACAGCGGCGAAAGAGGTCTACGCCGCGGTGAAGGTGCCGCGACTGGTTGCTGAGTCACGATCGCAGGCAGCCACACGAGCATCACGCGCGAAACCGAAAGTAGCTAAGGCGCCGAAGAAGGAACCCAAGCCGCGACCCAAGGCCAAGCACGGCACCGCGTCCGGGTACAAGTCATTCGCGCGCCCCCACGACTGCCCCGAAGAGTTCACGTGCAACCAGGCCGCGGCACTCGCTCGCAAGGAGTACCACCACGCAAGGAAGGCCGCAGCATGAGCGTCGACCTGAGTTGGCAGGAAAGCGCCAACTGTGCCACGACCGACCCCGACCTGTTCTTCGATGAGGAAGCCATTCGTTTGTGGCGACTTCGGGAGGTATGTGCGGCGTGCCCTGTGCTCGCTCAGTGCAAGGCCACACAGGCAGTCATCGAAGCCGACATGGCAGACACAGACATCTTCGGGTTCGTGGCAGGCCAAGCAGCAAGAGAACGCAAAGCCGAACGACGACTAGCAGCCAACGCATGACACGCACGCGACAAGGAAAGGAGGTGACGCATGGCAAGAGGAAGGGTAATCACCCCGGAATTTTGGACTGACGGAAACATGATCGGCGTGTCTGCTTTTGCACGTTTGTTCTACATCGGACTGTGGAATTTCGCTTATTGCGACAAGGGCCACTTGCCCGATGATGCTCTCGGGCTGCGTCTGAAGGTGCTTCCTGGCGACAACGTGAACGCGACCGACCTGATCGCCGAGCTCATGGATTGCGGGCGAGTTCAGCGCGTACAGGGCGAAGGAGAGACATTCCTGTTCATGCCGAAGTTCGCTCGGCACCAGAAAACGGACCCTCGCTGGAAAACACGGTGCCCCGCCTGCGCTCTCGAAACCTCACCGGTACTCATGGAAACTCCGGTGAGTTACGCCGAGCCTCACCAGAGCTCAGCGTTAAGAGAAGAGAACCAGAGAGAAATAGAGAGAAAAGAACCAGAGAGAAACATACACGCTCGTCCGAGCGTGGAGAGTGTGTTCGACGCGGCCTATTCTCACTGGCCCAAAAAGGTAGAACGCAAACCAGCCCTCGAGAAGTTCAAGGCAGCATCCAAGCGAATCGACCTCGACACACTCGCCGAACACATCATCCGATTCGGTGACGCCTACGCAGCAACGACGCCGAGGAAGTACACACCGGCACTGGGCATCTGGATCACCAAGGAGCGGTGGACGGACGAACTGCCAACCGCGCCCGAGGCCGACCGCAAGCCAACACGCGGGGACAACAACCTGGCGTTCGTGCAGGACATGTTCCGCAACGAGCAAGCAGACAGATTGGAGATTGACCGATGATTACCAAACCCGAGATTGGGGCGCTGCTGCTGTTTGCCAGTGGCCTCGACAGGTTCGTGCAGGTTGACCGCGTGACCACGGATGCGTGGTTCCGTGTCCTGGCGAACGTGGACGTAACGCACGCTCAGGCTGAGCAGGCGTGCATCCAGCACTACACCGGCCCGGACAGTAACCGACCGTTCACCGTTGCGCATGTTGTCGCGTTCGTGACTGCTGACAACCGTTCGACGGTCAAGGCCATCGAGGACGACGTGAGATCGGCAAAAGCTCGCCTGTTGATCTCGAAGGGGTGGCCTGATCGTCAGGCGCTCCCCAACGACGTCAAGGATGCGTTGTTGACGTTGCGTGACCTTGAGCGTAGGGCTGCGACTACTCGGGATGAGCTCGAGCAGGGTGGCGGATCGCCGGCGGATGTCGGCGCAGTTGGGAGGGTGTTGTGACGAAAAGGGAACGCGACCATGCGGCAAAGCTCGAGCGGATCATGCGCAGTCACGAAGGCTGGGAGAAGCGCACACTCGCCGACTTGCGGGTGGCGGGGTACAAGTTCACGTCGATTGACCAGGCGAATCGGTATCTCAAGGCGCAGCGAACGATGGCGGGGATGAGTTCTCAGCAGATCGTCGCGGCAAGGGCGGGCACACCGGAACAGGAAACGGAGCAGGCAGCATGACGGCAAAAGCGATCAACGACGGGCACGACAACTACACGATCGGGTGCGCGTCTTGCCCGGTGTTCGAGGCGGTGGCTTCGGGGCAGAAACCGACCGTGGCAATCATGGCCGCGCACGACAGGAGATTCCACCCGGTGGCGTTCACCAGCGCACGTCAATGGCCGAGTGTGCGTGATGTGCCTCGTGTGGGCGCTGTGCCGCTGGGTGACGCGCTCAAACCGTAAATGGGCACAGGTGGGCACCTCAACAATTTGAGCGCGTTAGACGGGCGCGTGTTGAAGATCAGCGAAATGAGAGAAAGCAGAAAATGAGCGAATCAACCGACATCCCGAAGGGCTACGGCGATCAGGTCGCACCCGCTCCCGAGTGGGGCGACGAGACGATGACCGCAGAACAGTTCATCCGACACAACTTGGTGGAAGCCATGCGATTCGATGAGCGCACCAGCGCAGCGATGCGGGCGAACATGGCGGAATCGAAAGGCACCCCCGGCTACGACCTGACCATGCAGAAGTACGTGCTCAGGATCGTCACGTTCCTGTTCAAGGTCACGACCGCAGATCTGATGATGACGATCAAGAAGCTCGCCCCGGACCAGGCTGACGAGGTGGCCCGCGACATCAACGGGCGCCTCGAATCTGGCGACTACTACCCCGAGATGCTGTGGTCCTGGTTGAGCGATCGCGGCATTGACCCCGAACGAATCCGAACCGAAACCATCGCGGAAATCGCGGCGAGCACGATCAACGAAAACAGCAACGGAAAGAGCAACTAATGGCATTCACCGAAGTAACCGGCACCGTCACCCGCACGTTCTACAACGGCAAGGGTGCAGAAGTAGTCGAGACATTCCAGAAGAACGACGGCAGCGAAGGCAAGTCGCGTTACTCGCTCTGGTTTAAGGAGCCGCACAACCTCAACGAAGGCGACACGGGCAAGTGGCGCGGTGCACTCTCGGTCAAGGTTGATGAGTGGAAAGACAACCAGGGCGAGGTCAGACACTCCGCGAAGGTGTCGCTCAACGGCGCACTGCACGTTGGGGACGGCAAGCAGGCAAGCCAGGCACCGGCCCCGCAGGACGAACCGTGGGCAGCTACTCCCCCGGCTGCTGCACCGGCTGACACATGGAACGCGCCGGGCAACTTCGATGACCAAACACCCTTCTGATCGGGTGATTTACTGGAAATTAGAATGCGTTTCCGGTATAATTAGAACGTCCCCGCAAAGTGTTAGAAGCACTCGGCGGGGACTAACCCACAAATCGTGTCTACCGATTGGAGGGCTTCATGGATTCTATCTGTGCCGCCGAAAACTTCCGTAAACCGGAGCGCTGGAACTCAGTTCCCATTCCCGAACGTGTCGCACTCAGGGCCGTCACCAACGTTGACGTTCAGCCCGACGGGTGCTGGATCAGCCTTTACTCAGTGGCCTCGCACGGCTACTCGCAGATCGGGTGGCAGGACAGCCGAAGCCGGCATGTTGTGCTCGGGCACCGTGCGGCGTGGGTGTCGGTCAATGGGCAGGTCCCAATGGGCGTGACTATCGACCATCTCTGCAAGGTGCGCCGATGCGTGAATCCTGAGCATCTCCGCCTGCTCCCAAACTTCGAGAACGCCCGCCGCATCGACGGAAAAGACTGGGCAATGGGTACATGCGCGAACGGACACGACGCGACGAACCTGATCCGGGTCAAGCGCACAACCAAATCAGGCGAGCCTCGCTGGGGCCTGACCTGCAAAGCCTGCAAGGCGATCTACTACGCGAGACACGAAGCACGGAGAAAGGAAAAATCATGATCACTCACGGCACGCCATCGGGCTATGACGCCGTTGAACTGCGCGAGACGGCATGGCAGGCCCACCGCAAGCAGAACACGATCCCCGGGTACGACAGGCCATGCCGGGAAGACTTCATGTTCGGATGGGCAGCAGCCCTCGAAGCAGCCGAGACGCCGACCACTGTTGAGTGGGGCGTGCGGATCGACGGCGAACGCCCCTCAGAAACACAGGTGTTCGACAACGAATGGGCCGCGCGGGATTGCGCGCAGAATGACAAGGCGTGGTGCTCGGATGCCCCGCGAATCGTTGAGACACGAACCGTCCAGCGCGGACCTTGGGAGTTGACCCCATGACAACCCAGGCCATCATCGAGGACCTAACCCACCTCGACTTCAACCCTGCCGACAACCCGCCGCAGTGTGAGGGTCAACATCACGCACGCGGCCTGTCTGGTCACGTCGCATCCGAACCTGCCGCTTTCATCGTCATGTCGCCGTGCTGCGGTGTCAAGCCGTTGCAATGTGCGTCACGGGTCGCAGCGATGCGTGAGTCGGGGCTGCTGTATTGCGGGTCGTGCAAGGTCGAGCATTTGACGATTCGGTATCGGTTTATTCCGCTGGATGGCGAGCAGTGACACGCCCCGACTAGCAGCACACCACACACGACAACCGGCACCCGCCAGATGGTAGGGGGCCTTTTTTATGACCGAAAGCGGGAAGTAATGACGGATTACGAAGCTGTTTATAACGAGGCGTGGCAGGCCGGGGAGAACTGGAGTAAGTGCAGCGATGGTGTCGCCGCAGTGGTGGCAGCGGCAAAGGGGGAAGCGTGGGATGAGGGCTACGAATCGGGCGTGGATGACGAATCGTTCACAGCGCGTGGATCGTTGAGCGACCCTGATGCCGCTGAACACCCGCACTACAACCCTTACGTGCACGACCCACTGGCAGCCGCTCACACCACGGATCTCCGCGAGCAGTCCAAGCACTATGCGGTCAAGGCGATGCCGGATGGGGTGGGCGAATGACCGACCTGCTCGCGGCTGTTGATTCTTTGACGAAGCCGCGCCACTCGAAAACCGTGCAATCCAACGAGGCCGGGATAACCTGTGTCTCCCCCGTTGAGTTGCCGCCGTTGCTCGATGACCTCAACGATGCCATTTACGCAAGCATGGGCGGCAACACGTCGGGCGCATCAGACCCGGCAACCCGTGCACCCGTCAACATCCTGGCGTTGCAAACACTCATGCGCATCTCAGATCAGGTCGCAGGTTGGGCTCGCATGGCTGGTGTGACCGTGGACAAAGAGAACACCACATCCACGTTGAGACGCTGGTATGTGAAGTTCTCGGAGCGGCAGATCAGCGGCGAGGTTGAAAGCATGTACGTGTCGCAGATGAAGGCGTGGGAGTCGCAGATCATCAACGCGCTCGACCCGCCACGGGAGAAGGATCTGCCATCGGATTGTCCAAGTTGTGGAGCGAGTGAATGGTGGAAGGACGGCGAACGATTCCGCCGCCCACTCGTCATCCGGTACCGCGCCGACGACGGGGACATGATCGACAACGCAACGGGCACGTGTCGGGCATGTGCGCAGGTGTGGAGTGCTCGGGCGTTGCAGTACGAGATTGAGAACGTGGAGGCCAGCGCATGACACGCCCGGGGTAGTTGCGCTACGTTCCAATTTGTGGGATACTTGCACCACGCGATACATCTGCGTCAACTTCCAGAAAGGCCCTCTACTTCGGTAGGGGGCCTTTTTGCGTTAATCTCCCTACATCGCCACCCCCGGCATCCACTCAGCCCCACCACAGGCTTCCACGGGCGAGTGCAGCGGTTAGGGATGTCCTGTCAGTGGCTATGTCCACTGTTCCCCCGGTTGGCTCACCGGCAGGCAGGAAAAACGAGAAGGCGGGCGAGATGCGGGACAGCGGCTATATGCCGAACGCCGTGATCGCCCGCCCCCAACACTTGCTACCCAAACCCACACGGAATGGGCCGTCACCGCTAGCTCAGCGGCAGCAAGAGACGAGCACTGAATACGCGCTGGTTCGCCGCAGACGCATACGGCCCCCAACTTAGTAACACCAGGCACACTCTCGCTAGGAGTCGTCATGGCAATGGTCCCGAAACTGCCCCCGATGGATGACGCACCCACACCAGTCGCACCAGTTCCCGCACGTGTATACACGCTGACCGGTGAACGCTCCGACTGCTGCCCATCACGCGCGTATGCATCAGCCACCGTTGACGACGTGGCGCTGCTGTTCTGCGCTCACCACTGGAACCAACACCGCGGCGTACTGACCGAGATGACGTGCGACTGGATCGATGAGACAGAAGCCGTGCTCATCAAGACCGGCGTTGTTTCGGACGTGTAAGTCACCAAGCTTCAAACGCGCATATCAAGGCAAGGGGCTGTATGTCATTGCTAGATGACGCTCTCTACATGGTCGACCTCAGAAACACCGACCTCCGCGCACCCGCGATCGCTACCAAATGGAACATCGGCAACTCAACCGTCAAGGATCACCGCCGCAAGCTCGGCATCAAGGCGCAGCAGGCAGTAACAGCCGACGCGCCCGCAGATGTGCTCTCAGGTAAGGCCGAAGAAACCCTCGACGGTTGCGAGTTCAAAGACGTTCAGACGACCGAGAAGATCGGGACCGACTGGACGCGCATCTTTGAACGCTTCCAGCTCGACTCGGACCTCTTCGAAATCGTTGATGACACGGTGCGCATGTCCACCTGGCAGCAGTCAAAAGCGCTGGAAGACGGCACACGCGACGTTGTAAACCTGTTCTCATACTCCGCACGATTCACCCGCAAGGTTGAAGCACTCGTGGATGTGGCCGAGATCGCCTCGAGCCTGCGCGCATGGAAGCCCACCCAGAACAACACGCCAGTCATGGGACCGCCCGTGACTATGTTTGTTGGCTGGGCTGACTGGCAGCTCGGCAAGGGCGAAGGCGACGGCACCAAGGGCACCACACAGCGCATCCTTGACAGCTTCCAGGCAACAACAGACCGCATCACGGCC